TTCTGCGGCAGTAGAGTTAGCAAATAAATATTTATCAACTCCATTAAAAGTATTTCTTCCACTATCCCACATCATCCAATCTCCTGTAGTATCTGTTCTTTTGGTCATTAAAAAAGCTGGTTTAAATCCTGTGTAAAGAAATGGTCCATCATTATTTGCATTACCTGTATATGAACCAAACTTGCTAAATCCTTTTTTCTCTGCGAAGCAGTAAGCTATCATATCGTTTCCACTATGATTTACTGAACTGTCTGAATTTACTGTAAAAACAGTTGATGTTGGTGATGTATTGTTATAGTAGGCAGAGTGAGTTGTACCAGTACCTGTTTCGTTTAATATTAATGCTTTAGTATTTCCAGTACTTTGATGATAAACACCCCAACCACCTGTACCTGTTGATTTTGTAATAAAACAAGCTGGAGTTGCACCTAATCCATGACCTACTGTAGTTGTGCTTCCTGTTCCTGACCATTTAACAATAGAAAATCCACTTGTAGTATTAACTGAAACTGTTGAAGATGTACTTCCATCTGTATTTGCTGAACCTGAGCCATTAGCTTTCCAATTCCAACCAACATAAGTATCACCATTCCAGTTTGTAGCATTTGCACCGCTATTAGTTGAAACAGAGAAACCATCTGAATCAAAAGAGGTAATGATGTTGAATGTTGTTTCAGCGTTTGTTAGATTTGGGAAAAGTTCTTTACCAGCACCTCTAACAACATCTGATTCACAATGGTTGTAAGTATTAGACCTAGATTTTATCCAGACCCAATCAGGTTGAAAGCCAACTCCTGTTATAGATTGAGTTGAACCATTACCTGTATAAAGTTTAGTATTAAAATAATCTGAGGGTTGAAATGATATATAAGCCATGATTACAATATCTCCTTATATTGTTGAATTTCTTTGCTTTGATAAATCAAAGAAAAGTTTTCTTTGCATGAGTGTAACGAATGTAAAGCCATAATTAATTATCCATAGTTTTTAATATTTTTAGTACATAAAGCATAATAGCCTGATGGAACAGAATATTCAAATAATCCTAGTCCAGCACCATCACTATTTGATGAAGCTAGAGCAGTTGTACCAAATCTTCCGTTTCCGAAGTTTGCTTGAAAAGTGGCACCATTATATCCTTTTGTTGCAAAATTATAAAATTTAGTCATTGATAATCCTGTTATTCCAGCATTAGTTGTTGTACCAGCTTCTATTTCACTTTGAGTTGCTGAATTTTCCCAAGTTCCATTTTTACCAAACCAAACAGTTCCGTTATCTGCATCAAAAGCAATTTGTATTATATCCCCTGTCGTATATGTATTTCCATAAGCTGAACCATTTATTTGTCCGTCATTTTCATAAAGATAAGTTTCTTGAATTTCACCATAATCATCATCAGGTGCTAATCCAATAAATGCTTGTGAACCAACTGCTGAACATTTTGCTTCAAGATACCATTTTCCAGCACTAACTCCTATTGAAGATTTTGTGCCTGTATAATAAGTTGCATTTGCTTGATTAACTGTTGTACTTCCATTAGAAAAAGTTGGTAAATATGCAGTTCCACTTGCTATTCTTGGATTACTTACAGGATTCCAAGTAGCAAAGTTATTTGACGGAGTATCCTCAGTTTGAGTTATTGTTCCTGATGTTGTGAAATCATTATTGTTACCTGAACTATCTTCTCCCATATCTGATGAGTTTTCAAATTTTAAAAAGAAACCATTAGTTCCATAAGTAACTGATGGTAAAGTTTTAGGTTTCCAAATTCCTGATGTACTGTCAGTTTCCCCAAAAGTATCTGCATCATAAGCTGTTCCATCTATAAAATGAATATGAGATAAAAGACCATCAAAATAAGCCTGATTGTTATAGTAAGCACCTATTGTATGTCTTTGTGTAGAGTTCCAAGATAAATCATCATTTTGAGAAGGAAAAGTGTTTGTAGTCATTACAGTTTCTTGAACGCCATTAACATAAATTTTAACTCTATCTGATTCTGTTGATTGCGTTGTATCTACTGCAATAACAATATGATACCAAGCTGATGTGTCTCTAAATAATCTAGAAGGTCTTTGAGTATAATTTCCACCTTCCCAAAACTGAAATGTATCATCACCATTAAATTCTACTCCAGCTTGAGGATTACTTTCTTGATCACCAACGTGAGCCAAATACATTCCTGTACTTAACTTTGTTCTTTTTACCCAAAAAGAGAGAGTAAATGTTTTTCTGTTACTTGCACCTGAAAAAGTTTTTGTTAATTGTGAACTTGCCATAATATTATCCTAGTTGAATTGTCCTGAGTTGTTTATACCAACAGATACAGTAATAGAAAAGTCTCTTGTTGTAGATTGTGATTCTGCGTCTGTTGCTGATAAAGTAAAGTTGTAAGTTTGGTCAGAAGTTGGGCTTGGTGCTGTTCCTGTAATATTGTAAGTTGCACTTGTCGCTGGTGTTCCTGATAAAGTTAAATTCATTGTCGTTGCTGGTGTGTCAGAATTTGAAGTTAATACTGATGTTGTTTCAGCAATCGTTACGTTACTGTCTGATGAAGCTGATACTGATAATGCAACAGTTGAACCCGCAGATACAGTTCCAATGCTACCAGCACCCGTAGAAAAACTTGGTGCAGTAGAAGCAGATAAAATAGCAGAAGATGATCTTACTGCGTTACCATCATTATTTTCAACTCTTACAAAATACGAAGCAGAAGCAAGAGTAAAAGTTGCGTTAATAGATGTTGAACTTGTAAATGCTACTGCTGTTGCTCTAGTAATTGCACCTGTTGATGAATTGATTGCTTCAACTATTGGAACAGAAACAAAGTTAGTTCCAGCAATCGTTATTTGTGAAGATGTGTCAGGTGTAACATATAAGCTAGTAGAAGTAATTGTGGGTTTTGTTTCTGAAATAGATGCAAAAGATAAATTACCTGATGCGTCAGTAACCATAGCTTGACCTGATGTTCCGTCTGATGTTGGAAGTTTAAAAGCAACTCCATTAGAATTAAATTTACTTGAAATAATTTTTAAATGATTTCCCATATTTGCGTGAGAAGAACATTGATAGTACAAAATGTTAGGTGTGTATTCATCAACTGCTATTTGAGTATAAGCACCCGAAGTACCAGCAGTTCCATTCGTTGTAACATTTGTTGTATAAGCTGTAGTTTTTCCAGCGTCTAAATAAAATCTTAATGGGTGTCCTGAGTTTGATGCGTCTGATTGATCGAATCTATAATAATAAGGATAACTTGTATCAGCACCGCCTAATGTAAAAGCTGGTGATTCTAAACCCTCTAAGAAATATGCTGACGAACTTCCTACTCCACTATAAGGGTGTGCTGTTGTTTTTGTTCCAACTGTAACTGTGTAAGTTATTGGTGAAGAAGAAGAACCATAAGCACCTCTATCGTGAAATAAAGATGATAAGCTAGATAATGTAACTGTGCTATCTACTAGATTAACTGTATCGTTAGTCATATCAAATATAGCAAAAGACACCCAAGCGTCATTATCAGCATTTCTAAATTTTAAAGTATTTGAAGATGTGTCATACCACCATTGATAAGCATAAGTTGTACTTGGTTCTGATGATGATGAGTTATTTGATACAATAGCAGATAACGCATTATTTAAGTCTGTACGAGTAGCTGGGAAAGTTTGGTTATCTATTACGTAATCGTGAGTTGCCATATTTTAAAATCCTTTTGCTATATAATCAAAGGTTCTTGATATTACAGTATCAGAGGAGTTTTTGAAAGTAACATCAAAGCCATTTATTGTTTTATTTTCAACTAAGAAGTAATCTCCTGTGGCCATTCCTTGTCCTGTAACACCTACGGCATAATTAACAGTTTTAAATGCGTTTGTAAATGCAACAGTTTTAGTTCCCACACCACTTACTACATCATTAGCTGATTGTATTCTATCTTCCATATCAATAGTTACAGATAATGCAGAAACTACAGGTGTTGTAGCCCCGTCTCTCGAAATTAAAACTAATCTAAACTTGTAGAATCTCGAAGTGTAATCTCCTATTACAAAATTTCTAAATGCTGTATATGTTACATTATCGTCAGATAAAGCTATCTCTAAATGTGCGTTTTCGTTAGCTGGTGCATCTCCATCAAACGAACCTGTAGCACTATCAAATAAACCTGATTTAGAATCAAATAAATCAGTAGGGTCTTCTGAAAACTGAGTTAATGAAGCTGTTACTCTTGAAGTGTGAACTGCACCTATATCAATAACACTAGCAAAATCATAAGTTCCTGTTTGAGATAAATCTGTTAATCTTAATAGATTACTAGATAAAGTTAAATTTGTTTTAGTTCCTGTAAAATTAGGTGATTCTGTTTGTGTTGTAATATTATTAAAGTTTCCTATTGATGTTACATTAGTTGCTATTACAGTTGCTTGTAAAGAGAAGTTGCCTAATTTATCTACTGCTTTAATTAGATAAGAACCTACTCTAGCTGGTACTGTTACTGATGTTGCTGGTCTTGATACTTTTTCAATTAATGATACTGAGTTTTGCCATTCTGCACCTGATGTTAAAGTTGAATATCTAACTTGATAATAAGCTAAGTCTAAATCAGTTACAGCTTCCCAAGATAGATGGGCTTCGTTTCCTAATATATTACAAGAGAAATCTGTTACGTTTGAAATAGGGTCTGTTGCACCTACAATAGTTCTTTGTGCTGTTACATAAGTTGAACTAGAACCTAAAGCTGATACTGCTTTTACCCTAACATCATAAACTTGTTGGTCAATTACGTTTAAAACCCTTTGAAATAATCCTGACCCTTGCGAGTGTATTTTAAAATCTGATTCACTATTTAATTTATATTCAACTTGATAGTATGAAACAAAACTGTCAGGTGAAGCACCAATAGTTACATCTAAAGCTACAATTACAGTTCCGTCATTGTAAGATATTAATTGATCAGATAATGTTACACTCGCTGGGGGTTGAACAACAAAAGGATTCGGTAATGTAGTGCTAGGAACTGTACTAGCTTGTGTTTTAGTAGCCCAAGTATAATGTGCGTCTTGGTGTTCTATTAAATTTAAACCTACTGTAAAATCTTCATTAAAAGATATTGAATTTACTCTAAAAGGTTTAGCTGTAAAACCTAATGAACTATGAGTTATATTTACAATATCTCCTATTGCTAAATCATAAGCATTACCACCAGCATTGATATTTAATTTTAAAGCTTCTCTTGATCTTCTTAGTATTACTTCTGCCATCTCAGCAGTTTGATATGGTGATGTCAATGTCTGAAAATCAAATCTACCCTCTAATAAAAAACCACCATCAGCAGTTTTCATAGTTGCGTGTTGATCTGCACTAGCTAAACCTGAGTCATCTACAGGTGGAAATTGAACTTCATCTACTTGGTAGTTTCTATCAGGATTAACAAAGCTACAAATAACTCTATTGTATTTATTGTTTTTATCTTCACTTGCTAAACTATAACCACCAAATATATCGTCTTCTGTTAATGTGATTGACGCTGTTCCTGTAGTTTCTAAAACTAATTTATATTTTCCTGATGTATAAGGTAAGAAACCTCGACAACCTCTTAATAATATTCTTGTATTTTCTATAAGCTTTTTAGTCGTATCTAATACAGCATTACAATCAAATATATTTATATTACTTGCACCTGAATAGGGTTCTACTTGTGTTGTAGCTACAACTGAAGCATCATAAAAACTTTGTAAATCTATATCTGATGTAGATAAACCTTTTCCGTATCTTGCGTTTGTTAAATAATCTAATAAGCACCAAGCTGGATTGCTAGAGAAAGAAGCTGTTTGTGCAACTAGACTAGAATTGTAAGATATTACTTTCTTACCTTGAACTACTGCTTGGATTTTAGGTATTGATGTAAATGCGTCTTGATTCCATTTAAAACGTAAAGCAAGATAAGCTAAACCTCTAAGTCTATGATTTGTACCCCAAGACGATAATGTAGATAATAATGTTGATGCTGATTGATCGTCTGTTCCATAATGAGGTTCTAATCTAATTAAGCTTTCTGAGTTTTTATAAAAGTTGCTATCTGAACTATCTACTTCAACTGCTGTGTTGTCAGCTATATCACTTGCAAAAGTAACAACTTTATCATCTATTCTAATCTCTGTTATATCGTTTATCTCACCCTCACAAAGAACTAGAGCAACATATAGGTATTGGTTATCAGTTCCTGATGTTTCTACAAAGACTCTAGTTCCACCTAACATTCTAGTTCCATAAACAACAGGAATTGCGGAGTCATTAGATTGCTTGTTTAATAAAATACCTTTTTCAAAAGAATCAAAATCTGTTTCTCCAAACTCAGGTATTTCAGGTGTAGGTGCTAACCAAGATAAAGCTTTACTTACAACTTTAATTGGAAACTCTATTACTTTTTTGACTACGCCACCCATTAGATATGAAACTCCCTTTTATACTTTGATGAAACTCTATATATATTATTTTGCTTATCTAGTCTTAACCAATTAATAGGTTGATTAACTTCTAAATAACCTTTGAAATAACTATAAACCCAACTCATAACTTCTTTAGCTTTTCTTAAAATAATAATGTCATATAACCATACATTTTTACCTGACTTCCATTGATGCTTATATAATTTACCTGTTGTTTTATAATTATTTTCTACTGCATTATTCAATAATGCCCAATTTACAAAACCATACGTTCCTTGTTCATCTTCAAATATTTTATTCTGTTTATTAATAATAGATGGGTAAATATGGTAATATAATTCTTGGTATGTATTATCTTTGTATTTATCGAATCTTTGATAAAGCTTAATTATATTATCCATTATGGTCTTCCCCATTTAATATCTTGTACTGTCTCTGATGAGAAATCCATACCTACATCTGAACTAAAGAATCTTTGCTGAGATGTATTATTTGTTTTACGTCCATTTGTTTTATCAAAGTCTGCCCAATGTGAGACTATTTTAAATATGATGTTACTATCTGAGCCTTTTTCAGATATTTCAAAAGTATCTATTGTTCCTTGATATAATAAAAATGGGTCTGCAATTAGAGCATTAGAACTATCTAAAAAACCTCTAAATATTGTAACTGAATCATTAACAACATTCTCGTTTAATGCTGTTGAGATAAATGTTTGATCTGCACCTGATAAACCTAAATTTAATGTTGTTTTAGTAATATCAACTTCTTCTGAGAAGTTAGATAGACCCATAATGAAATCAGACGAAGTGTAAGTAACACTTGAACCTGATACTGAACTCGTTAAAGGGAAAGAACAATCAGTAAGGTTAACAGGGCTAGTAAAACCGATTGTAATAAGATGAACGGGTCTAAGATCATTCGTTGCTAGTTCGTTCTTTATCGCTGTTGTCAGACTTCTCGTCATAATCCTCTATTGTTCTCCTTTTTACTTTTACATAATCTGATACAACATAATTAGCATTTTCTGATGGTTCT